AGATTTATGATGTTGGTTTGAGTGAATACAGCTAATGAGTAAGAACTCTTTTATGGATATTAATGGTTTATGTCTAAGCTTTTTGAGAGAGTTTTATATTGTTACTAATTCTATTGGTTAATATTTTAAGAAAAATTATCTTATTAATTTTTATAATATTTACTGCTTAATAAAATTTTTAAATGAAACTTCTAGACTAAAAAACAAAAGTATACACTCTTGTTTTTTAGTCTAGTATTTCAATGTTATTAAATTAAATAGCGACTAATTCCTCAATTTTCTCAAGATCGATTATTTTTTTAATATAAGACCAAGTTTTTTCAGCATTAATTAAATTTTTATCAATTGTTCCATCATTAATAACTCCATCGAGGATATTAAGAAATAGATTGGTTAATGCAGCTGCGTCTTCTACCTGAATTTTAATTAAAATAGAAAAAACAAGCTCATAGAGCCATTCTCTATATTCATTAATAGGATTTTTAACGGATGGGTAAAGTTGTACTACTTCCATAGTTGCCTTTTTAAATAAGCATCCATTAAAGTCTTCTGTGTAAATCCAGTCAATATACCAATTAAATAAGCTTCTGAGTTGAACTAAAGGTAGGTCATTGGTATTGATTCTTTCTAATATAGCAGACTGTATATCAGAGTTTCTTTTGTAAAGGCATGATTCTATTAGCTTTTCCTTTGAGGGAAAATACTTGTAGAATGTCATCTTTGCAACATTGGATTCAGCAATAATTCTGTCCACTCCAATAGAGTTATAGCTTTTTTCATTAAAAAGGGCAGTTGCTGTTTTTATAATAGTGTCTCTTTTTGACATCGATTTCCCCGTAGTAAATCTTTTGAAATCCGTTTCTTTTTTAAGGCTAGTGCTCTGGCAAAAGTCAGTTTAATCATATTGAAAACGCTAATGTAATACAACATGTGAGAGCCTAAAAAAATAGTATTTTTCGATATTAATTGTTATTTGATTCATTAAAAAAATTCATTAAATTATCCATTGATTTGTAGTAATAATAAACCTAATATCAAATTGTTTAGGGATGAGTATACAATTTTATTTAGTAGCAAATGAATGCACGATTAAAATAATGGGGAACTCATAACCTAACTATAAGAATTAATTTGTTATTGAGAATGATTATGTCAAAAAAATTTGAAGATTTCGATAATCCAAGACAAAAGGCATTACTGGGGATGAAGAATAGTATTCCTACAGAACAGTGGGAAGAAAATCTAAAATTTCTCAAACAATTAAGAGCGAGAATTGCTGAATTACCAGTATGTAAACATCCGGCGATCGAAGTTTTAAATAATGGATTGCTTGATAAATTCACTTTAACAAGAATTCATTTAGAATATCGTCATGCGATTGTTCAGATCTTTACTGATGCCTTATTAATGGCCCAGTTCCAGACAAAACAATTGGAGCCTAAACTCCATTCTGGAGCTAAAATGTTTCCACGCGTTTTATTAAGTTTAAATGTACTTGATGAATTTGGTTTTAGACCAGGAACAGACCCGGACAATTATTATCTAGGTAATCCGGAGTATGCACATTATCCTTTATATGAAGATTTATTGAATGATTATGGTTTGAGTGAGAAGGACCGTAGAGAGTATCAACCTTCAAAAATTGCAGATCAGGTAAGAAATTTTCTAGAATCATCTTATGATAGTTATATTAAAGTAGTTGCTTTACTTGCAGTAGCGGAAGAAGAAGTGATTCTTTTTAGCCCACCACTTCGTGAAGCGACTAAAGCCATTGGCGTGGATGTTGAAGGAGGCGGCTATTACCATGTTCATGGGGTATCTACTGACGAAACCTCAGAAGCAGCAGATGATGATCATGAAGATGATCTCTGGTTTGCGTTAGCGCAAGCAATAACTAAAGAAGACTATGAGAGCTTAACAACGCTTTGTATGGATTATTGTGCTTTATGGAATGAGTTTTGGGATGCACAAATTGCTGATATTCACTACTTAGAAGCAAAGAAGTTAGCATAACTTGTATTCATAGTAAGACGAATAATTGATAAAAACTAAAAAGCCTATTCATATATGAATAGGCTTTTTTAATACTTTAAATCCAGCCCATCTATAAACTAATAACCTGAAGTATTTCATTTAATACATTATTTGCATCTGTTGGAAATGATAGAATTACGAAAGTCAGTAAGTTGATATGTATGGGGCTTAAAAACATGCATCCTATAAGTGTGAGCAAATGAATACATTCATATACAGCTATCTAAAATTTTTAACCTATTGAAAATACAAAGGTTTACGTCTTGTTCCCACCATTTACAATCCAAACCAGATTAGGCGGATTCTACTTCTTTTATAATATACCTGTGGTTTTTGTATTTTTATTAAAGTGAATTAAAACAAGAATTTATAATCGGAATATGACGTATTTTATTGTTAACTAAAAACGCTTGTAGACTATTTGTAGACTGTTGAGAAACATGGTTAAATCAAAGTCCGCTAAAACAGGTTTAAGACATGAAACTCAACAAATCTGCTGTTGATGCTATTCCATTAACTGAAAAAGGTCAAAAAATATATAGAGATGCAGAACTGATCGGTTTTGCTGTTCGGGTAACTAATAAAAGTAAAACCTATATTGTTGAAAGGAGGCATGAAGGTGAACTCTATCGAGTGACAATTGGTAAAACCACCGATATTCCTGCAACAAATGCTCGAGCAAAAGCTCAGATGATTCTGGCGAAAATTTCAAACAATGAATATGAAAAGCCTATCAAATTAAAGAATGTTGCTAATCCTTTAGATATTACAGTGAATGAAGCTCTTCAAATTTATATTGATAGAAATGACTTTAGGCCAAAAACAATTAGGCAGTACCGTAAGTACTTTGAATTATATTTGGGGTGGGGCAACAAAAAACTTTTCCAGATATCTAAGCAAGAAGTTTTGGATCGATTTATTGAGGTATCAGAAGTAAGTGAGTCGTCAGCAAATGGTGCTGTATCTCTTTTAGGTACCTTATGGAAGTATATTCATGTTCTTTATTCAACAGATGAGAACCCGATTCTTAAAAGTAATCCAGTTGATATTATTTCCGTAACAAGAGGTTGGAATAAAATAGCAAGTAGGGATAGACATCTCCATAAAGACATCATTCACAAATATTACAATGCAGTGCTTCATTATGAAGATGAGTTAAATCTGGAAAATACTGCTAGATCAAACACGCATCGGGATATCGTATTAATGTGCATGTATACGGGATGCCGTAAACAGGAGGCATGTTGTCTAAAGTGGTCTGATGTAGATATTAAAAATGGTACCTTAACTTTTAGAGATACCAAAAATGGTTCAGATCATACTTTTCCTATTGGTGATCATCTACACAGTATTTTGCGTGAACGTTGGTTATTAAGAGAAAACGATTGGGTTTTCCCAGCTACTAAGATGCCTACTTCGTGGAATATGCATGCAACTAAGGTAGATACATTATTGAATAGAGTGGGTAAGGAAGTTGACTATTACGTTTCAATGCATGATTTCCGTCGTACATTTGCCACTATATGCAACCTTTTAAGATTTAATATTTATGTGACAAAAAGACTTCTTAATCACACGGCTAAACCAAGAATTGATGTGACAGGTGGTTATGTTCAAATTCCAGATGAGGAATTAAGAGCTTCAATGAACATGATTGAAGCGGTGTATCAAGGTAAGATTGATTGCTTTAATTACCAATCTGTATGGGCAGAAAGGTTAAAAGAAATAAAGGCGGTCTAAACCGCCTTTAATCAAATAACTAATTTAAGTTTAGAAGGATGTTGTGGCTGTAAATCTAATTGCGTAATTTTATTTAATAGATCTAGAGATATATTTAATTCATTAGCTATATCAATTGCTGAAATTCCTTTTTTACTTAAAGCTTTGAAACATGTATTTAGTAAAGTTGGAACTTCTTTAGGTATTTCATGATCTTCTGATTCTAAAATAGCCTCACCAGTACGCTTCAAATGAATATAGCCACTACGATAACTTGTTTCATTTAAAAGATCTAAAGATTTAGCTCTATAGAGCAAAGCTGCCTTACTTATTTTCCAATTTGTTTTCATCTCACTTAATTTATTCCAATTAAATCTACCATTAAAGCAATTACGGAAATGAGAAATCATCATTTCTTGTGGAATAAGTAAAGCACTAGCAAAACGATGCGCTTGCGACTCAGTGAGAGTGTCACCTGTAACACAACCATCATGTAGTACAAGATGTCCTAATTCATGAGCTAAATTAAAACGCTGGCGACAAGTACTACTAATTTCGTTATTAACAAAGATTGGTCTTTTAGATGCAATAGATAGAGCATCGACTTCGCTTGAAACACTTGGAAAAGTAGTTACAAAAATTCCAAGCATTTCAGTTAATTGAGTCATATCGCTAATAGGTCCCAACCCTAAATTAAAATATTTTCTAAATTGAAGCGCAGCATTTTCAATATCTTGAAAATTCTTTACAGATTCAACAGAAGGTATTGAATACTTAGGGAGCCTTAAATTTGCCTCTATAAATTCTACTAACCTTTTTAAATATTCACCCTGAGCGATCACTGATTGCTTTGTAAAAATTTTGGCAGTTTTGTTGCTTCGAAAATTGATTTGTTCTTCTTGTAAAATCGGATGAGAACTGTAAAAAATATCCGTTTTTACATTGAAGAAGTTGCTAAGTACATCAATTAAATCAGGTGTAGGAACAACTTGGTTCATTTCAATTTTATGCAAGAATTGGCGTGACTTACCAACATGAATTGATAAGTCCTCTAAAGACAAATGATTAAATTGACGTAAGAGCCGCAATTCTAGACCATTAAAATAAGTATTCATTTTCTCATCAACTTTTGCCTATTTGCTGTTGAAGATTTACTTGATTCCGCTTGCATCATCTAAATCATCATCAGCTAATAGATCATCAATATTATAGCGTTTCAATTCTGCTGGTTCTGGCAATATAGCCGCTGGATCAAAAATAAATCTAGAAGTCTTATTAGATGTCCAAGCTGTAATCGGCTGTAATTTCTGGTTAAAACCAACAAAAGCGATAAATGTTTCTTCGTCATCAGTTTTAGCTGGAACCAAAATGAATCGCCAAAAAACAGGAACTTTTGAATCAGATTCAAATAATTCTAGATTGTAACTTTGCTTAAAAAAGTTTGGTCTTTTCGGTTTTAAATGATCAGATTCTTTAAAAAAACGGATACCAGGTGTGTTTCCAATTTTAAAGGTGAATTTATTTGAAGAATCTTCTAAATATGTTGGAGATGGGGCATTGCCACTACGAATTTCACGAGCAAACCTATTACGGCATCTTCCAAAAATTGCACAACTGATAGTGTAGTTATCATCATCTTTTCTACTAAGATCTTGAGTAGTTTGTGAAAAAACTTCTAGCATATGGTTAGCAAAAAAGCTTAATGTTTCATCATTCAGTGATGCATCATAATAGCTTGGTGGGGGATTCTTCGATAAATCCATAATTAAGTCCTAAAGAGATTTGGGTAATCAAAATTTATTGCAAATTTTGAAAAGTGTCAACTAAAACTTTTTGCAATTTTAATTATTTGTCACCCAATATTTATCATGGAAACTACAATTATTTCTTAACTGAATCCTTATACAGTTGCAAGTTGCGCTGTATTAAGCACAGTCCTGCTTTGCTCATACTTTAAAACGTCTTTCTTTTTATATGAAACACGTCTTCCAATTTTCGAAAAAGGCAGTGATGATTGATCACAACGCATTCTGGCTAATGTCCATGGTGGGTATCTTTTCTAATAGGCACATACTATTGAAGTGTTTTTTATTTATTTTCTAGATTGAAAAGATTGCTATTTAAGTAATTTAAATATAAAAATCTTTATTGATTGAGAGTAGTTGTTATACAGGATATTTATAAGGATTTTAAAATGACAATTATCACATTGCTCGATGTTAAGACGAAGAAGAAGGTGATAGTTCGGTCCGTAATAGACCCAATAGCAAGAATAGACAAAAAAGGGAATATACAAATTATTCAAATTCATAAATGGCTATATGATGAATCTGGAGATTTCGTTGATGAAGACTTATATGAGGCACTCAACAATGGAGAAGTTGGAATATACATAACTTTGCAGTATATGATCATTAATATTGAAAATTAATTATTTTATTTTTAGTCAGTTTGAGTTCTTACTCTCTAGAGCCTAATGGTTACTGCACATAAGACCTTATTAAGTATTACCTATTGATGGGCACATATTCTTTATAAGTCTTGATAAGTAAAAAAATTATGTAGGCTAAAAATAAAACCATTTAAAAAAAGAAATCTTTATCTATTTAAATATGAATATTTGATATTTTTAATTCAATCCCTATTGCTAGTGCTTAAATATTATGCCAATATGAAGTTGGAGATATTTCCGAATAGATATTTCCTATTTCAGGTCTAAGCGTTTTTTTTCGCTAAGCCCATTTCTGAATAAAAATAGGAAGTGGGCTTTTTTATTTTTAAATATTTCAGTATTATCAGTGTGTTGCTTTAAGTAACACTAAACCTTATTGATCAGCGCAAATATCAAAAAGGGGGAGCTTGCCTACTAGGCAAGCTTTTTAAATTGATGATTTAAACACAATAATCCATTTTAAAGCTCAATAGAAAGATCAAACTTCCATAGCTTTTATTCGTACTAATTTATTGAATATAATCGTTTTTATAATTTTTAAAATTTCCTTAAACTAAAAATGGAAAATTTCTTGTTGCAACATTGTTATAATAGGACTACCTTAAGAAAAATACTTTATAAAAATGAGGAGCTGCTGAAATGCCACAGTATCTCATGTTTGCGGAAAATATTTATAACAAAATTAAAGATGAGGAATTGTTTTCACATGACTGTATTGAAAATATGAACTTACTTATGACATGTATACGCAGAGAAATTGAGGGAACAGAATTTAAATTAAAATATAATTTTATTGATTTTGTTGAATTGTTTAGTAAACAATTAGATGAATGTAAAGTAAAAATAGATGTGAGTTTGATTCCTCCTCATAATTCAGAAGGTGAGTATATTTTATGGTTAGCTGGATTTATCGAAAAAATTACAGAAGGTGGACCTAAACCACCTCCGCCTATAAAGAAATTTATTCCAGAGTATATGAGCTTCAAATCTGAATTAGATTTTTTACCTTCAAATGAGGAAAAAATTCAAACCGAAGGTAAAGAAATTACGGATTACTTTAATTCAAAGCTTTATAAGGCAACTTTTAAGAAGTAATACTATATTGCCTGTGAGTTTAGCCACCGCCTTAGGGCGGTTTTTTTATGGGTGAGAATAATGGATTCTACAGAATACTTTTGGCTTACTCGGAAAAAAGAACCTAAAACCAAGCCTAAATCCAGACCGCTACCTAAAGCTAAAGAAAAATATCTCAAGGCCGAAGAAACTTTATTTCAAGAGCTAGAAGAGCATCGAATTGGTTATAGAAGAAAATTTCAATTTGAATCAACCAAAAATTGGCGGTTCGATTTTTATATTGTGAAGTTGAATCTTCTTATAGAAATTGCTGGCAGTCCGTGGGCAGTTGGCCGAGGTGGCACAAAGATAGCAAATTCATTTAATAAGTATGATCTAGCACTAGACCGAGGTTATGTATTTGAGCGTCTTGAGCCTCACCAAATTGAATCAGGCTATGCAATTAATTGGATTAAAAGCGAATTAGCGAGAATTGAAGATGAATCAGATCAGACCATTTCCTCCAACTGATTTTATGGATCAGGCCGAAGAAGAGGAAGCAATTCGTTTAATACCGGCTCCAGACCTAAAGAAATGGGTTGTGGCTAATTACTTAACTATTGGGGGTCCTATTTATAATCCAGATCATGATCATATTGCTGAGCTGCTTCATGATAATGACGAGTTTTTAGCATTCGCGTGGGCCTCTTCTGCATATAAAAGCAAGCAAGCTATGGTGTTAGGCCAGTGCGAAAAAGTCATGTTCAATGTTGGTGGCTGGCGTAAAGCTCGACAAGAGCAACAGATGCGTGATTGGTTTGGTTTTGTACCTACTTATTTAATAACTGTCGACGCTTCTTTCTGTGAGCGTGCAAACGATACAGAGTTCTGTTACTTACTTGAACATGAGCTTTACCACATTGGAGTGATGAGAGACGAGGACGGAGAAATTGTTTATAGCGATAGTTCTGGTCTTCCTAAGCACTATCTTGCTGGTCATGACGTTGAAGAGTTTATTGGCGTAGTTAAACGTTATGGACCAAGCAAAAATGTTAAGCGACTTATTGAAGTCGCAAAAAATCCGCCGTTTGTTTCGAATCTTGATATTTCAAAATGCTGCGGCAACTGTGTAATCAATTGAGCCTAATGGCTCTTTTTTTTGCCCATTTTGTTATACGTAGTTATACGATGAGGAAGTTATGGCGACACTAAAAGAGCCTGTGAAAATCTTTATAGTTCAGTCTCTTGCTTGTCGTGATACACCTCAAGAAGTGGCTGAACTCGTAAAACAAGAGTTTGGCGTTGATATAGATCGTGTTCAAGTTGCAACTTATGACCCTACAAAGGTTGCTGGTAAGAACTTAAGCAAAAAGTATGTCGAACTATTTGAAAAAACCAGAGATGAGTTTGATAAAGGCTTAATTGATATTCCAATTGCTAATAAGTACTACCGATTGAAGCAATACCAAAGACAACTTGAGAAGACTAGAAACGTCAAAACAGCCTTAAAAATTCTTGAGCAAGCCGCTAAAGACATTGGTGGTCAATTTACTAATCGCCAAGAAATTACAGGCAAAGACGGCGGACCAGTCCAAACAGTTAATTCAGAAATTCCAGTTCCAATGGAAGATTACTTAAAAGCGCGGAGGGAAGTCTTAGATGAGTACTGATGCGGCTCGGGATAAAGCCATCCGGATCGAGGCGCAAGAAGATTTATATTTCTTCACAAGGTACATGTTTAAGGAGCGCCGTGGTTATAAATGGATGCAAAATTGGCACCACTTAGAAATCTGCGAAGCTTTAATGAAAGTTTATCGCGGAGAGATAAAGCGGTTAATTATTAACGTTCCACCACGATATTCTAAAACTGAAATTGCTGTAATTAATTTCATGGCTTGGTGTTTTGGTAAGAATCCAGACTGTGAGTTTATTCATATCAGTTACTCGGCAATGCTTGCCGCAAATAATGCCTTCCAAATACGAACTCTTGTACAAGAAGAGGCGTATAGAAAAGTCTTTCCTGAGCTTACATTGCGTGATGATAGTAAGGCTAAAGACTTCTGGAGAACTTCTCAAGGCGGTGTCTGCTATGCGACAGGTACAGGCGGTACGATTACTGGTTTTGGTGCAGGAAAACTTCGTAAAGGCTTTGGTGGCTGCATTATTATTGATGACCCACATAAAGCACATGAAGCTTCATCAAAAACTATTCGAGAAGGGGTAATTGATTGGTTTCAGAACACACTCGAATCGCGTACTAACTCGCCAGATACGCCGATCATTGTGATTATGCAGCGACTTCATGAAGATGATTTAGCTGGATGGTTGCTAGGTGATAGAAAAGACGGCGTTCCTGTAGCTGGTGGTAACGGTGAAGTGTGGGAGCATCTATGTCTTTCAGCTATTCAGGAAGACGGATCCGCACTGTGGCCAGCAAAACACAATATCCAAAAATTGAGGCTAATGGAGCAAGCAGCACCATATGTATTTGCCGGGCAGTACCGACAAATGCCATCACCGCCAGCAGGCGGTTTTTTTAAGCCCGACAATATTCAAATTGTTGATGCTTTGCCTGCGGATGTAGTGAAACAAGTTAGGGCTTGGGATTTTGGGGCTACCGAAAATGAGGGCGACTTTACAGTAGGTGTGCGAGAAGCTCTAGGCGCAGATGGTTTTACTTACATTGTCGATGTAACTAGAGGACAGCTTGGACCTGACAATGTGAATAAGCGCTTAGAACAAACAGCAAAAATAGATGGGAAAAAAGTTTCTGTGCGTCTACCACAAGATCCCGGTCAAGCTGGTAAATCACAAGCTAGTTCATTTGTGAAGCTTCTTGCGGGTTATAGCGTGATAGCTAAGCCAATTTCAGGTGACAAGCTTACACGTGCACAACCATTTGCGGCCCAAGTTAACGTAGGAAATGTACGAATGCTCAAAGGTGAATGGAATAAGGATTTTATTGATGAGCTTCGTCATTTTCCTAATGGCACACATGACGACCAAGTGGATGCAGCTTCAGATGCGTTTAATGAATTACATGAAGGTTTTGAAGCCTTCTTTGCTGATATGGGATTTGCTCGATGAGTGATGTAACTTTTCAACATGCTGAATATGTTAAGAACTTGCCATACTGGCAAAAACTTGATGATGTTTGTGAAGGTGAAGATGCAGTTAAGGCTAAAGGTGAAAAATATTTGCCGATGCCAAATGCACTTTTCAAGGTGGGGGCAAAGGTGGAGCACCTACTGGAATGAAACGCAGTGAAATGTCTGTTTCTCAGAAAGCAGATTACATCAAAGAACATGGCAATGATGCCTTCCTAAAACTACCGAACTAATCATTAAATATTTGGAGATAAGTAGTTATGACTACGACAGTTAATTCAGACATGATCATCTATAATCAATTGGCTCAAACTGCTTATTTAGAGCGTTTGCAAGATAATTTGAATGTATTTAACCAAGCCTCTAATGGTGCAATTGTTTATCGCAATGAGATCATTGAAGGTGATTTCAATAAAGAAGCATTCTACAAAGTGGGCGGTAGCATCAAACATCGTGATGTGAATTCAACCGCCAAAGTAGTTCCAGAGAAAATTGGTTCTGGTGAGTCTGTAGGCGTAAAAGTCCCATATAAATATGGTCCTTATGCATCAACTGAAGAGGCATTTAAGCGCCGTGCTCGTACACCAGAAGAATTTGCTATGGTTGTTGGTTACGATCTTGCAGATGCATTGGTTGCAGGCCGATTAGAGTACAGTTTAGCTTCTTTAAAAGCTGCTATTTCTAGTAATCCCGATAAGGTTGCGAAAGGAAGTATCGTTGTTGATGGCCGCAAAGCATTAACTCGTGGTATGCGAAAGTTTGGTGATAAGTTTGGCCGAATTGGCTTATGGGTGATGAACTCAGATACATATTTCGATATTGTCGATGATGCTATCACTAAGCAAATTTACGGTGAATCTGAAATCGTTATCTATGGTGGTTTACCAGGAACCTTAGGAAAGCCGGTATTGGTGACGGATGCTGTAGGTGATAACGATGCTTTTGGCTTGCAGTATGGTGCTGTAACAGTAACTGAATCACAAGTACCGGGCTTCCGAGCTTATGACATCAATGATGAAGAAAACTTAGCAATCGGTATGCGTGCTGAAGGTGCATTTAACCTAGATATTCTTGGTTATAGTTGGGATACATCGAAAGGTGAAAATCCTGACCTTACATTACTTGGTTCAAGCGCTAACTGGATTAAATATGCAACCAGCAACAAAATGACAGCAGGTACCTTACTTGATTTATCAGGTACAGCGACAACTGGTTAAAACCTAAAAATTAAAACCTAAGGGGGCTAATAAGCCCTCTTTTTATTATTAAGAGAAAAGCGCCATGAAGATTATCTATACACGCATTGCAGCAGCTGCTGCATTAGAGACGGGCATTATTGCTAACCCTGACTATTATGAAAACCCAAATTTGAAAGCAAAAGAGGTAATTATTTACGGTAATTATCCAAAGATTCAAAAGGATTACGAATCTTTAGAAGTTCCAGTTGAAGTTCGTAAGTTGGAAGAGCCACAAAAAACGACTTTGGCCACGGTAAATGTCGAGGTAGGAGTCACCCCTGAACTTCAAACTGTGATTGATGATGCAAAAGCTGAGTGTGAAAAGGTAGTTGAAGAAAACACTCAGCTTAAGCAGAAAATTGCCATCTTAGAGCAGGCTGGTGGCAACCAGTCAGAGTTGTTATCTGAGAATTCACGATTAAAAGATGCAGCAGTCTTAGCAGATAAAGCTCTCAAAGATGCTGAAGCTCAAGTGGTCGGTATAAAAACTGAATTTGAAGCTTTTAAAAACGATATTCCTGCAATGCAGGCACGTATTGTTGAATTGGAAGCTGGAAAATCGGCAGAAAACCCAGCTACAGAAACGGCAGCTAATGATTTTGAAAACTGGTCAAATGATCAATTAAAAGAGTATTTGGCTAGTAAAAATATTGGTTACAAGCCGTCAGCAACAAAAGCAGAACTTTTTAAATTAATCCCTAAGGAATAATGCAATGAGCTTTATTACTGTAGATGACGCAAATTCAATTTTGGGCAGCGATTTTGCACCAGACAGTGATAAAGCTCGTCTGGTTAAACTGGCAAATGTCTGGATGAAAAACAGAATAGGTTTTGTACCAGATCCTATTGATCCACTTCTTAAGGACGCGGCTTGTGAAATTATCAAAGGAATTCTGGCCAAAGTAATTTATAACGGCAAAGACCAGCAGTTGAAGCGTAAGAAGGTCAAAGCTGATTCTGTTGAGTCAGAAAAAGAATACCAAGATGGATCTGAAGCAATTTCTAGCTTTGAACAGATAGCAATTGATTTTATTGACTCACTTGATTTGAAAGATCCAAATGCAAGTTTTAATGGCTTTGGCATACCTCTTTACAGGGCATGATATGGGCTTACGTGACGAAATTCAGGCAGATATTGCCGAAGCATTTAATGAAGATTTAGCGGACGCCGTTCATTCATTTACTTGTGAGCGGATCTCAAAAACTAATTGGGATCCTAAAACTGAAACATATATTGAAGTTAAAGAAAACTATTCCGGCCGAGGCGTTCTGTTTGGCTCATACAGTCAATATGAGATTCAGACGCTTGGAGTACTGGCCACAGATAAAAAGGCTACCGTGCTTCAAAATGAAGTAACTATGACTCCAAAAATTGAAGATGAATGGTTAACTGCCTTAGGCTCATTCCGGGTAATTAATATTCAACAGGATCCAGCTAATACTATTTGGAAATGTCAGCTTCGAAAAGTGTAGGGGCTAAAATGGTTAATCCTGATTATGTTCCTGAATGGTATATCTCGCCTTTTCAACATGTGCAGTACACGCTTGCTCGAAATCAACTACACATGGATTTGTTATTTGAAGATATGGATAAGGCCGATCAATTTTTGGATATGGGAGCGGATGCGCAAGTTAGTACTTTTTCTGATGGTGCATATGCAATCGTCCAAATTGGTGATACGGCGGATAAAGACCGAATTCAAGTTTATGGATTGCTTTTACATGAAGCTGTTCATGTCTGGCAAAAGATTAAAAAGCTCATGGGTGAACGAGAACCGAGCTCTGAGTTTGAAGCTTATTCAATTCAGGCGATCGCTCAAGACCTTTTTAAAATGTATGAAGAAAGCGAGGTGAATGATGGGATGGAAGGGGAAAAAGCCAACTGAATTTAGTTTTGATGTGGCTAAAACAGCAGAGGAAAAGGTAAAGAAAATTACAATGGATGCTGTTCAGTCTTTAGTGGTTTCAAGTCCCGTCGATACTGGTGCATACCGTGCTTCTCATATTGTTTCGATTGGATCTGGTGACTATGGCATACGTGAACCTGAAACAAACCCTGTTAACGATGCAGCAATTCAAGCTGTAAAGATTAAGCTAGGCAATTTGGTCTACATTCAGAATAACCAACCTTATGCTGAACGTTTAGAAAACGGCTGGTCTGATCAAGCACCACAAGGTATTTATGGCCTCACTTTTAATTTTATTTCTCAAAAGTACGGTGGCTAAAATGGCAATGACTTTAGAGCAGACAAGGCAAGCTATTATTAATCGTATGCAAGCTTTTACCGGTATTGCTCAGGACAGAATCCAATATCCAAATGCACCAGGCTTTACGGTGCCAAAGGAAGGCTTATGGTGTCGCTTAACGATTGCAGGTGGTCCGAGTTTTATTTCAGGCATTGCTGATAGTCCTTGTACACGCCGTACCGGTAATATCATGGTCCAATGCTTTGCTCGTCCCAATTCAGGAATAATGGAAATCACAAAACTGAGTGATGCTTTGCTTGCCCATTTTGAATATTACTCAATCGATCATCTAGAATGTTTACAAGGACAATCAATTTTTGTCGGCCAAGATGCTGATTTCATTCAGTATAATGTGACCATTGGGTACAAGGTGAATTGATATGTCATGTATGCTGACTTTAGAAGAAATCGAAATTAAACGGCAAGAACTGGAAAGACATCTTGAAGATGTTATGTCTGTTGAGTTGAGCAAATGGCAATCTGAAAACAAGCTATGTGTTTCTGATGTGAATATACGCTTGGCTAATGTTGTTAGTCTCGGAGGGCCTAAACATAACGTTGTTACTGGAGTAAGTGTTGATTTAGATTACAAACCTTAAATTACTTTAATTAAATGACCGCTAAGAAGCGGTTTTTTTATGCCTTATTCACTACCACCTCATCGGTGGTTTTTTTATGTCTATAGGAATCACTTATGAGCAATTTTGTATTTAAGCGTGGTGACACTTTCAACTTAAATCTTCAGCTAGTTGATATGGATGAAGCCCTGCAATATCCACCAGATGATGTACGCCGTGCAATTGATCTAACCGGTTATACATTTACTTCACAAGTTAAAGCTTTGGCTGATGGAGCAGCTGTGGCTACCTTGACTTGTGCAGCTCTAAACCAGAGCACACAGAAAGGGTGGCTGAACATTAAATCTAGTGCAAGCACTGCAACTTGGCCTTTAGGGCTGTGTCAGATGGATATAAAAGCTGTAGTTAGTGGTACTACACAGCACACTGAAACTTTGACTTTCCAAGTGATTGACGGGGTAACAGCATAATGGCAAATCTTGTTTTTAAATTTAGTTGGGATCATCGGCCATTCCCGTATAACTCGGCTCAGGGAAAACGGCAATTCATGCTGCCTTTTGCCTCAGGTATCCCCAATCTAACTCCATCCTTTTCACAAATTACAGATATCCCCGCAACCAACCCGGCTTCACGGGTAATTGGGACTGCAGCAGGAAATGTAATGGAAGTTGGGGCTTTTGGTTTGGGCGGTAGATCAGTTAACAGTACTTCTACTGATAAGATTGATGTGAATGGGTTTTACCATGAGCAATTATCTTCTTCAGCTTCGCCCTCAACAATGAACTATGCTGCATTTATCCATGTTAGACATATGTCAGCAAGTGGCTACGCATTTCAGTTAGGGGCACCAATGGGTGCATCAAGTTTAAATGCGCTTAAAGGACGTATTTGTAATGCTGGTGTATGGTCTGATGTTGCCGTTATCTACAACACCCACAATACAACAAAAGATTCCAATGGTTTTATTAAAGCTGCTTCTCCTGTAGTGAAGTTATTCAGTGATCATATTGAGCTTAATACGGATGCTGAAAAGCAGCCTATTCAATTTGAGAAGGTTGAAGTGGGTGATTACCTTCTAAAAGGTTCACTTGGTTTTGCTCAAGAAGGTTGGTATATCGAAGTCCCAAAAGATGCCAATGGGAACACTGTAGTAGCTGTTGAATATTCAACTTTAGAAAATGGTGATCTTTCCATCAAAACTTACAAGCGTAAGTTTGATTTTGAACTTGCTGCTGTTGTAGCAGATCACGAGAACCCGATGGACATTCCAGAAGGGCGTTGGATCGATATCCGCTTGCATGAAGAACCTGAGCCAGAGCCTGAAATTTTTCAAACTGAAACACCTGTTGATTTCCAGCCCAATAATTTATCAGAAGCCGTAGCTGCTGCAATGGCAGGTGTGGAACCGCCAGAAATCTCAGACACAGACGAAACACTTTAATAACCCGCTTAAAGAGCGGGTTTTTTATTGCCTAAATTTTGGAGAACCATAAATGAGTTCAGGCGCAAAAATTCGATTATATGCTTGTGAAGAAGCAGTTTTAGGAACTACTCCAGCAAATCCAGTCTGGTACACTGTTCGCCGTGTTACTGATAGTTTGACTGAAAATGTTACTACTGAAGATAGCAGTGAAGTAGTTGATTCACGTTTTCGCCAAGGTGCTGTAGTAACGGAAGCTGAAGTAACCGGTCAACTAGAGTTTGAATTATCACTAGGTACCTTTGACTTATTCTTAAATGTTCTCGCTTTCAATAACTGGGCTGCAAATGCTTTAAGTTTTGGTGGTGGAGTACGTAAGTCTCTTACCTTGGTAAAAGTCTTTGAAGATATTGGTCAAGTCTTTATTTATCGCGGTATTCAAGTGAATACAGGTGAAATGACGATCCAGACCACAGGCAAAATCACTGGTAACTTTGGTTTAGTAGGTAGCTCATTTACGCGACAGCAGGTTAATCCTGTTACAAATCCTATTCCAGCATCGACTCGCCCTCTGGTGAGTATGCCAAACGTTGAAAAGCTACTTATTAATGGTCAATCAATTCAGGGTAAAGCTTGTCTGCAGACACTTACCATCAACTTTAGTAATAATCTGGAAGCGATCCGTTGTATCGGTTCTGGTAAGTACACGCCTGAGTTTTACTTAGAGAAAATGATGGATATTGGCGTAAATGCTAATTTCATGTTCTCGGCAACTTCTGCCGCATGGATTGATGCTATTAAAACCCGTGATGTATTTACATTGACCTTTGATATTACAGATACCAAAGGCAGTAAGTACTCGTTTAACTTCCCGCAACTTGAAGTTAAGGAAGCAAATCACCCGGATGGTGGTGGCGATGACATCATTACAATAGATATCAATTTTGCCCAAGTGCGTACTAGTCCAACGATTGTACGTGCTCTTGTGTAATCAGCTTATTCAGTAACAAAGCCTATGGAATCCCATGGGCTTTTTTATTTCTACAAATTAGAGGTTGCTATGGCTTTAAAAGTCGGAATTATTAAAAGCTCGGACGTATCAAAATGGTGTGAATACAAAGGTGCTGATGGAGAGGTACAGGCAGAGTTCAAAGTCCGTGGTATCGCATATAAGCCTTTTCAGGTAGCTATTGAACGAGCAGGTAACCAGATCTCGTCTAAAGGCTACGATGTAATGGTCAAAGATGAAGATGCCAAGCTTTATCACGAGTTGTTAATGGATGCATGCGCCGCCCACTTAATCGAAGACTGGAAAGGTGTGGTATTTGCCGAAATCGTAGACGGTAAAACGGTTGAATCTGAAAAGCCCTATACACCTGAGAATGCCTCAAAGCTTCTTAATCTTGGTGATATTGGTATTTCAATCTGGCTATTCATTAAAGAACAGGCCCAGAAGATTCAGGAAGACGCAGACAAGGACAAGGCTTTAATTCTGGGAAAGTCATCGAGCTCTACAAATACCAAAAAACGTATGCGTCGAAAACGCCGCACGAAATCGAACAAATCAAGTTCTTAGGTGGTCGTATTCCTGATCCGCCAGAGTATTCTTATGCGGCTGATTCCATTCTTTCGGCATTTAGCACTATTGCCAGATCCAGACGGTATGAGCAGGGCATCCCGTTATCTTTAGATCAGCAGGCAATCAATGTCTATGCAGAGCATAATGATTTACCAGTAGCTGCTCATATCTTTAATGACTGTATTTTTGCATTGGATAACTTGTTTTTAGATGAAGCCCATAAAAAAATAAATTCCAAGTCCTCAAAAAAGTAACCCTAGAGTTATTTACATATAATAACTCTAGGGTTATTATTATCTCATCAAGTTAATAAGGGATTGGTGTGAAAAGTCTGGATTTAATCAAAATGATTGAAGCAGATGGTTGGTATGAGGTTAGGGTTTCAGGAAGTCATCATCACTTTAAACACCCAACCAAAAAGGGGTTAGTTACAATCCCACATCCTAAAAAGGATTTACCAAACGGAACTGTTAAAAGCATTTTGAAACAAGCGGGTCTAAATTGACCCGCTGTTTCCCGACTTTAAATACTATATCCCTTACAACTAATCATAACGCAGTGGGCGATATGT